CAGAATCAAAATCCGCTTGCTTATTCAATGCAACCAGTTTATCAGTAGGGCATTCGGCAAAGCGCGCCACATCAGGTGCTCCGTATCGGGAACACGATGGGCACTCGTCAAGGGGAACCCCGCATTTGCAAAACTCGCGGGAGTACATATCCTCAACATTCGAAACGAATTGTCTCTGTGTGGCAAAATGTGAAGCAGACAAATCACGGCAATATTGGAGCAGCTCGTGAATTGATGCATTTTCCTTGATCATTTCAAAATGGTATCGATCAGCCTTATGTTCTCCTTTCTGTCCGGAGTCCGTATTGGCATCAATAACCACGCGTTGGACATCGACAAGCCAAGCATCAGGGCACCAGCCCTTCAACAAAGACCCATCAAGACCTCCCGTATCCTTTGTGTATTCCGGGCGAACTTTGATATCCATCACGACTTCGAATCGTCGCAAGATCGACACTGGCTCAACAGAGAACTTATTGGCATGCAAATTCTTAATGTTGGTCGTAACACCGACAATCTTTGGGTTCATCATTTTATTCCCCTTAGATTCCAGGTCTGGTTTCCGCAATGATCGCGGGATGTTGTTGAGTACGTCAATAATCATGCGTGTGGGGGCTTCATTATAGTGCTCAGCCTTCGTATTACCGTAGTCATCGTAGATCCAACCCGTATGGTAGGGTTCTTGGTCGACATCAAAATTTTCATTGTCCTTGATCGTGACGACATTGGTCTTGTCATTTGCATAACCATTGGCGGCAAGAAGTGATTTCATCAATATGTTCACAACTGCCGACTTTCCGACTGAAGATTTTCCATACACAAGCATACCGAAGGGTTTCTCGCGGAGGCAGGAAGTCTTCTGGCTGATGACTAATTGCACAGCCAATTTTCTGAGATTCAAGAGGTAGTCGGACAATACCTTCTTGCGAGGAGGGGCCTTTTCCACAGAAATCATGGACACGGTCTTCTTAATAATTCTCTGAAGCCGAAAATCGAAATCACTATCGTCCTTAATGTCGATTCCATAATTCTTAAGGTCTTGAAGTCTCATTGCTTCAAGAGCAGGCCAACAGGCCATAAGCGTCGTATACTCCTTCTCATACGCCGCTTCACTCGCATCGCCATACAGCAACAAACTGATATCTCCTGTTGTCAATGCATGGTGACCTCGCTCGAGGAAGAAATCCAGGGTATTTATTGCCATGTCGGCAAAATCCCACGAATCCTTCTGACAGTCCCACGCTTTCGCACGGAACAACTCAAACGATCCCAATTTAACGGGGTTGTCCTTAAGATGCGGGCAAAAGCCCAAAGTCACCAAAATGTTTATAACATTGGCCAAGTTCTTGCCCATTGGATTAGACTTGTGTGTCTTCCAATTGTTGATGACCGACCGCAAACTGTCAATTCCGCCAGGAATGTCTACGGTGCGAAGAGCGTCAAAGAAGCTCTGCTTCTCCAAGTCGATTTCTTCCATGAGATCCTCGACCGAAGGCAAAACAAAATCACTCTTCTCTGTGAGAGCTTCCCTAATCCACGAGAAAACTTTCATTGATATTGACTCCTGATACAAAGAACGCAGGTATCCCTGAATTGCAACGAAAAACGAAGCAAGGTTTTGCGCGTTCATCAAGCCTAAGACAAGAGTAAGTATGTCCTCGGCTCGGGCCATTAAAT